CTCTGGCAATATATGCCATAAGTTGCTCCGCATCAGGAGTAACACTAACAAGTTTTACGGTCATTCATCATCCTCAAATACTTCATCATAGTCTGCTAATGAACTTACATTCTGTTCATAATTCTCTTGCTTATAAGAATCAACATCAGAATAAACTTCAGACTCTAATTCTGCCACAATCTCTTTAAGAGCCATAGCTAGAACTTTTAATTTTCCTTTGTTCATTTGTGCTTAAAGTACTTATTAATAACTTCTACTTGATCCTGATACTTAGCAATGATATTTAACTCATTTTCTATTGCTTCAGTTATATCAGAATGCTCTCCAATTCCAGCTGGATTGGTGAGATATACTTCTACATTTGCAACATGTTTTTGAATATCACCTTGAGCATGTGCTAATAATGCTTTAATTAATTGATCTCTCATGAGTATTCCATATTCATTAGTATTATATACTAAAAAAGGGGGTATGTAAACCCCCTTTTATCTTAACTGCAAGGAACTGCCTTGCTCTTCACCTTGATACCACGATACATTAGATCGAAGTTTCTGTGCTGTGCTGCTTCAGCAAGCACTTTCTTGTTGTAATCAGCAGAGTCATACTGGACTCCTCTGTAAGTGACTTTTGCCATTGGGTTTCTCCAAAGTAGTAGGGGTTTTAATCCGTTCCTTTAGTCAACTTTTGCGTCCCCAAACTCACAACCTTCTTCAGTATTCACTTTAATCGTTTCAACAATTTCAGAACGATGCTGAACTGATGGTCTGATTCTGTTAATTAAATCAATAGCATCCTTACAAATCATTGGATTGTTTAGTGCTATTAAGCTGAGTAGAAGTCCGTGCATGGAGATGAACGATTCCGTTCCGAGTCGGCTTACTTGCGTCCCCAGTCGAAGGGGGATGAACGTTGTGTTAATACTAACACATGTAATCTATTTAGTCAAGTACTTTTGTATAACGTTATACTATTTTAACATTTCATCTCGAATTAGCTTTGCTCTTTCATTCTCTTCGCATAATTTCTGCATCCATATCCGCTCTTGTAGGGATACTTCACCATCAGTGCTTATCATACGGCAACAAATGTCAATTACTTGGTTTTTATAATTGGTACTAAGCACTGTCCAAGTGAATAAGTTATAAAGAATTTTTAACATGTTCTATTGCTGCTGGTAACATAGCATACTCTTGTCTTTGTATTGCTTTCGTTAAAGATGTTACATCATCTTCTGGAAGAATAGGAACCTTTGCTTGAAGAATTATTTCTCCACCATCAAGTTCCTCATTCACATAATGAACAGTACATCCTGTCTCATCATCACCAGATTCCATTGCTTGTTCTACTGCATGTAATCCTTTATACTTAGGGAGTAATGAAGGATGCACATTAATAATAGGTACATGAAAAGCATCAGGATTTTTAATGATTCTCATGTATCCTGCGAGAACTATAAGATCAACTTGCCATACCTTAAAAAGTTGAATCATTTTATCCTCTTCTTTGGCATTGATATGGCAATGAGGAATACCAAATTTCTCTGCTCTCTTTACAGCACCACACTTTTTCTTGTCATGAACCATAATCACAACTTCATCTTTGTTACAGGTTCGGAGTATGTTCTCGAAGTTGGTTCCGTTGCCAGAACACATAACACCTAGTCTCATTCTTGCAACTCATCTAAACGGTAAGGTGAATAGTCAGGTACATCATAAGGACCATTAAGTTTCTTTTGATATTCTCTTTCGTCAAGAACTTCATTGATTATCTCTTTGAGTTCTTTCCTAAGTTGAGATTCAATCAAAGGTAATGTTGGAGGATTGAATGGTGGGTAGATTGGATTGCCATTAGCATCAAGAGGATATACATTATCAGTACATCCTTTTACTGCTTCACCACTCATACCTTGAGTATCAATCTTCTGAGTCATAATGGATTACCATGCTCATCGACTAGTCCAAGTTTCTTTACTTGACCTAGATTAGATTTTTCAGATTTCTTAATTTTTTTATATTCTTTAAGAAGCTTGTCTACTGCGTCCTGATTGACGTTTACTTTTAACTCTTGTCCTTTGAAACCCTTTCCTTCTTTCTCAATGTATTCATTGATTCCATTTTGGATTTCACCTTCTATGATGTCGTTTATCTGATCCCTAATTTCATCACTCATCTCTCTTCCTCGGTTTCTTTGTGACTTTCTTTTTAGGTGGGGATGGATTGTTAGAATTCCATTGCCTTGGGTTTACATTACCCCTAGTCCAAGAGATTCCTTGCAACCCTTCCTTATAAGTATCCCAATAGTGATCAAAGATTTCTACTTGACTGTCTGCCATAACAATATCATATGTCACCTTCTCTTCCTTAACATAGGTTACTAGATAAGCACTCTTAGGTAAAGTCTTATCATCTGCCGCAGACTTTTCACACTTTTCATTAATAACTTTCACTTTAACTTCTTCCTCCCCACTGGATATCTGGAAATGCTTCTACAACAACATCCTTTTCAATCTTATACTTATCAGAAAGATTCTTATCTTTAGCAAGAATAAGAATCTTTGCTTCATCTACATGAAGTCCTTCTAGCATCTGAATAAAAATTGTTTCTCTACGAATTGTAGAAAGACTATCGTTACCACCCTTCACAAAAACATAAAAGTTTTTCCATTCCCTACGTAATGATGAATGGTCTGTTCCCAATGGACTATCATTTGGTTTATAAGGAACATCACCTACAGGAAGAAGAGAAATTACTGAGTCGTCAAAATTCCATACAAATAAAGCTTTCAATGCATCGTTTTCATATTCTTTAAGAATATCAATCTGTTTTGCTGTAGTTTTTTGTTCTGATACTAAGTCTAGTATCTCATTCATAAAAGGATTAGGTGGTAACTTTACCTTTGGTTTCCTAGTCCTCGTCTTCTTCGGGGTCGGTGTTGTCATGTGTTTCAATTCTTAGGGCTAAAATTTCATCTGGAACTAATTGTCCATTTGCATCAAACATCTCTGGATGAGTGTAGACTACTTGAGGAGTAGTTTCGTATGAATGCTGTCTTGCTATCCATCCTACCATACCTCCTACTATTAATGCAAGGATAGACACTAATGTCATAAGTGTCAACGTTACTACAAGTGTTTCTGACATGGCACTGCTCCAGAGAGTTATTTTTTTCTGATATCCAAGTAAAAATTTAAGTGAAAGACAATCTCTCTATTCCATAAAGCAATCAACTTTCCAAACTTTACTTGAAATGTTTTGGGTGGGTCTGGTTTCTTCCTCCTATTTCTAAGTAGTAATTCTACACCACGGTTAATTTCTGTGGTTTCTTTATTTAGATTTCTTTCTTCTGCCTGGTCTTCGGTCACGTTGATACCTCCATGCGTCTTCAAGAATGCCATACAAATAATTTTTTATCTTTCTTGCTTGTGGTTTGGATATGTGACCATATGCTTCACGTAGTTGCTTATGATTGTTGTCCTGACCACCCTTAATATACTCTTCTAACTCTAACACCGCTTCACTCAATTCATGTGCCGTAGAACTCTCTACAAGAGCATCCACCTCCTTTTTCTTAGTCTTACGGTGCTTCAAATAATCATAAAACTTCAATTGCATCTTACCCTTAAAAGCTAGTTCAAGGGCATGTTCCAGCATGTCATAAACTGTTTCAAAGTCGTCAATTGTTTTCATCATACTAAACTGTTTTCTTTTAGATACTTCACTGTGTCGGTGCATCCACCAATATTAGTTGAGTCTATGACCACTTGAGGAAATGTAGTTCCCTCACCAAACTGGCCGTAGAAACTTTTTTTATCAAAATGCTCATCAAGTTTATATACTCGATGACTCAACCCTGCTAATTGTAACACTTGAACGACCTTTACGCAATAAGGACATCCATCTTTGGAATAAACTGTAAAGTTATTCATCATCCTTTTTTGATTTGTTTTTGATAATGATTCTATCATTCTTGTAATCAGGAACAAATTCTAAGACATCATCATTACCCCACATGAGTTCTTCATATAAAGAATTGAGTCTGTCCAT